TAGATCCAAAAGAAAAATATTTTTTTGAATATATAGAGAATAATTCTAAAAGAATTATCAATATTTGTAATTTAATGATAAAAAAGCAATTTGAAAAATTAGGAAAAGCAGAGAATGGAGTATTTGAATTAGAATTAAAAGATATTGTTTTATTTAATATAGATGTGTCTTATCAAGATGTTTTAAATAAAAATTATAATGAAAAATATAAGTTAAAGCTTATGATAACAGAAATAGGTTCATTTAGTAAAGAAGGTTTTAATTTAGTAAATCTTCCACTCAAATTAGAAATTTAAAATAGTTAAAATCAAGAGAACTCAAAAGGGTTCTCTTTTTTTATTTCAAGAGGTTAATTATGTTAATGAAGATATGTGGTAAGTGTGGAAAGAAAATAGGAATAAATGAAGTATGTAGTTGTACAAAGAAAAGGCACAAGGTATATGATAGAGAGTTCAGAAATAAATACAATGCAGAGTTCTATCATAGTAAAGCCTGGAAGAGTATGACAGCACTGTGTAAGTTAAAAGCCAATGGTTTAGATTTATATGAACTGGTTATAAATAATAACATAGTTAAAGGTACTCTCTCACATCATATAGATGAGTTAGAAGAGGATAGAAGCAAAGCATTAGATATTAATAACTTAATATGGATAAGTGATAAAACACATGCCTATATCCATTCAGAATATAATAAAAATTTAGAGAGTAAGAATAAAATGAAAGAAGTTTTATTTAATATTGTAAAAAATTATTACAAGTAGGGGGGAGTCAAAAAAAGTTTTTGGTCTTTGGCTTTGAAACCGCTTCCCCTCTTTTTTCTGGAGAAAATGCCAGAAATGAAATTTCAGTTTATGGAGGTGAAAAAATATGGCAGGAAGAAGTAGAAAAATTATTGATATAAGTTCAGGAAAAATTGGAAAAGAAAAAATAAAAGCTAGACAAGAACAAGAGAAAAAATTGAAAATAGATAGAGATAATTTAATTGCTCCTGGTTGGTTATCTAAAGCTGCAAAAGAAGAATTTGACAGAATTGTTTTTGAAGCAGGAAAAGTAAATATTTTAGATAATTTAGATTTAGGATTTTTAGCAATTTATTGCAATGCTTACAGTTGTTATATAGATGTTACAGAAAAAATTGCTTGTAATGGATTTTTAGGGAAAAGAACAACAGCAAATGATATTTATGAAACTGTCCATCCTCTTTTAGTGGTCCAGGAAAAATATGTAAAACAAATAATGCAATGCTCAACAAAATTAGGACTTGCAACTACAGATAGATTAAAATTAGTTGTACCAATTAGAGAAGAACCTGCTGAAAATAAATTTATAAATTTGTTAAAAACAAGAAAGCAAGGCTAATATGATAAAAGATAGGACAACAGCCTATGCAAAATTAGTTGTAAGTGGTAAAAAAATAGCAGGCAGAAAGGAGTATTTAGCATGTAAAAGACATTTAGATGATTTAAAAAATAAGAAATTAGAGTATAAATTTGATGTTGAAGAGGCAGAATTTGCTATAAAATTTGCAAATACATTAACATTAAAAGATGGAACTAATTTAAAAACAAGAGGTTTTCAAGAGTTTATAATAGGTTCATTACATGGATGGAAGAAAAAGAGAACAAAAGAAAGAAGATTTAGAGAGGCTTATTTGCAAGTGGGCAGAAGAAATGGGAAAAGTTTTCTATCAGGAGCAGAATCCACAATGTTTAGTACATTGTTAGGAAATAAAGATAGGATATTCTGTGCTGCAACAAAGCAAGACCAAGCTAATATCGTTTGGGATGAAATAAGAAACTTTATAGAGTCTGATAGTGATCTAAGTGAACTTTATAAAATAAAAGAACATGATAGAACTATAAAGAGTTTAGCAACTGGAACTGTTATAAGGTCAATAGGTAGAGATACCAAATCAATGGATGGTTTTGGAAATATTCTGGCCATATGTGATGAGTTACATGCACACCAAAATAATCAGATGTATAAACTGTTGCTAGATGGTCAAGCTGATGTTGAGAATGCTTTAACATTGGCTATTACAACAGCAGGATTTAACTTAAATGGATTCTGTTATGAACACTATAAATTTTGTGAAAAGATATTAGAGGGAGTTGTTGAAAAAGAAACTCTTTTTATTTTTATATGTGAAATGGATAAGGATGATGATATATGGGACTGGAAAAATTGGCTCAAATCTAATCCTTATTTTTTATTTGAAGAAGATGGTATTACACCAAATAAAAAGAAGATAGCTTTATACAGTCAAAAAGCAATAGATGCAAAAGAGAAGGGTGGAGATGAATTAACTAACTTCTTAACAAAACAATTAAATATGTGGGTAACTGCAAAAGATGGACAATATATAGATTTAAGTAAATTCAAAGAATGTGAAAGCAATTTGACACTTGAAGATATGAAAGGGAAAGAGGCTTATTTAGGTTTTGACTTATCTAAGGGTGGAGATTTAACAAGTATAGCCTTAGTATTTCCATTAGAAAATAATCAGATATATATTTATAGTCATTCATTTATGCCTGAGTTAAGACTTGCAGAACATGAAAAAACTGATGATGTTCCATATAGAATATGGGTAAGAGAGGGACTTTTAACATTAACTACTGGAGCATTTGGAATAAAGACTGATTATAAGTTTATTGTTACTCATTTAAAAGAAATAATTGAAAGATATAATATTAAAATTTTAGAGTGTGGGTATGATGCTCATAATGCTGGAAGTTTTTTAAGTGATTTAGATTTTTTAGATTGTGATCTAACAGAAGTTAAACAATCTGCAAAAAGTTTAAATGATGCAACAGTGGATTTTGCTTTATCAGTTAAGGCAACTCAAGTTTTATATGATAAGAGAAATAGTTTATTAAAATGGTCTATTGCTAATGCTACAACTGTTGCAAATAGTTTTGGAGAGATAAAAATTGATAAACAATCTCAAAAAAATAGAATAGATCCTGTTGATGCAATAATAGATGCCTGGAAGATTATGCTAATAAATAAAAAAGAAACAGTAAATAATGATGAAGCCGTTGAAGAATGGCTTGATTTAATCAATAAAAGGAGGTGAGAGAGTGAATATATTCAGAAAATTTTTTAATAAAGGAGAGGAAAAAAAGCAGAAAACAGCAATTAATTCTATGAATTTTGGTGAATTTTTTGGAATAAATGTAAGTTCAGATTTATCAGAAGTAACATATTTTACTTGCTTAAAAGTATTATCTGAAAGTGTTGGGAAGTTATCTTTACACTTGAAAGATAATGATAATAACAAAATATTAAATCATGAGGCATTACAAAAATTGAAATTTTCACCAAATCCATTTATGACTTCAACACCTATGATGACATTAATGGAAATGTGGAGAAACCATCATGGCAATGCTTATGCTTATCTAAGTTATGATAATAGAGGTCATTTAGTAGGTATTTATCCTTTACACCCTCAAAAAGTTAGAATATGGATAGACAATGCAAAAATATTCAGTGGTAAAGAAGATTTATATTATGAATATAACAAAGATGGGAAAATATATCTATTTCAAAAAGATGAGATACTACATTTAAAAGGTGGTTTAAGTAAAGATGGTATTGTAGGTATGTCAGTAAGAGAAACATTGGCTACAACATTAAATGGAGTAAAAGCAAGCCAAAAGTATTTGAATAACTTATATAATAGAGGATTGACAGCTAAGGCTCTTCTAAGATACACAGGAGATTTAAACAAAGATTTACAAAAGAAAATGCTTGAAGCAATAGAAGAATTTATTAATACTGAAAATAACCCAACTGGAATACTACCATTGCCACCTGGAATGGATATTGTACCACTAGATTTAAAGTTGACTGATAGTCAATTTTTTGAATTAAAAAAATATAGTGCTTTACAAATAGCAGCTGCTTTTGGAGTAAAGCCAAACCATTTAAATGATTATGATAAGTCAAGTTATTCAAATTCAGAAATGCAAAACTTGACTTTTTATATTGATACTCTTTTATATATTCTAACGCTCTATGAAGAGGAGTTTAACATAAAACTTCTTACAGAAAGTGAAAGATTGAAAGGTCTACATTTTGAATTTAATGTAGCAAGTATTTTAAAAGGGGATCTAAAAACACAAGCTGAATGTTTAACCAAGTATGTTCAAAGTGGAATATACACAATAAATGAAGCTAGAAAAAAGGCAGGACTTACTGCAATAGATGGAGGTGATGTAATTGTAATGAATGGAAGTTATGTGCCATTGGAAAAATTAGGAATAGCTTATGAAAAAGGAGGTGCTAAAAGTGAGTAAAAATAAGTGGTTAGAAATAAAAAATCAGGTAGAAATTACTGAAATTTATATCAATGGAGATATAGAAAGTGATTCAGAAAATGATGGTTTTTTGGAAGAAGTATGGGGAATAAAAGATACTAATATATATCCATTGGATATAAAAGATGCTTTAAAAGAAGCAGAAAATAAAGAGGTCCATGTTCACATAAATAGTTTTGGAGGGAATATTTATGCAGGTATAGCAATTTCTAATATGATAAAAAACCATAAAAGTAAAACAATAGCTTATATTGATGGGATAGCTGCAAGTGCTGCATCTATAATTGCTTTTGGATGTGATGAAATTATTTTACCAAGTAATGCGTATTTAATGATACATAGAGCTTGGGGAAGAGTTTCAGGAAATGCAGGAGAATTAGAAAAGTATATTGAAGTTCTAAATAAACTTGATGAAGGACTTGTTAATGCTTATATGGAAAAAGCTCTTGAAGGTATAACAAGAGAGCAAATATATGATTTTATGAAAGAAGAAAAATGGTTTACTGGGGAAGATGCTCCAGGAGTATTTAATATAAAAACTTCTGAAAAAGTAGAATTTTTAAATTGTATAGAAACAAGAAATAAATTTAAACATATTCCAGAAAGTTTATTAAATAAAAAAAGTGTTGAAGAAAAAAATAAAAAAGAACAAGCAAGACTTGATAGATTGAACAAAGAAATTGAGATTGCATTATTAACAGGAGGTATTTAATTATGAAAAAATCAGTAGAATTAAAAAAGGAATTAGAAACACTTAGAAATGAAATTAAATCATTAAAGGACAGTGGAAAGATTGAAGAGGCACATGCTAAATTAAATGGATTAAAAGAATTAGAAAATAAAATAAAAGAAGCAGAAACAGAGGAGGCTTTAACAGTTATGAATAAAGGTGATAAAGTACCATTAGGAACAAAAGAAGAAATGAATGTTAATAGAATTTATAATAGAGTTCTATTAGGAAAATCTATAACAGAAGAAGAAAAACAATTTTTAAATGCAGCTGGAACACCAGGGCAAGTAGAAGCAACAGATGGGAAAGGTGGTTATTTAGTACCAACTGAACAATTTAAACAAATAAAAGAGTTAAGAAGAAATTTAGTATCATTGAAAGGCTATTGTAATATTTTGCCTGTTACATCATTAAAGGGAAGTATGCCTATTGAAACAGGAAGCACAGGGGAATTAATAGCATTTGAAGAATTGAATGAAATCAATAAATCAGATGTTGATTTTGCACAAGTAACATATAATGTTGCTGACTATGGAGATATTATCCCAATATCAAATACTTTATTAGCTGATGAACAAGCTAATTTAACTGATTATATTGGAAGAAGATTTATCAAAAAAGCAATTAATACAGAAAATAAAAAGATAATAGAAATATTAAAAACTTTAACACCAGTACAAGCAACTGATTATGATGCGATAACAACTGCTTTAAATAAAGAATTAGATCCATCAATATCATTAAATGCAAAAGTTTTTGTGAACCAAACTTATTTTGATGTTTTGGATAAGGTGAAAGATAAACAAGGTAGACCTCTTTTAGGTAATAGCTTACAAGATGAAACTAAAAAGCTATTTAAAGGAAGAGAAATAGTTATCTTATCTGATGTTCAATTAGAAATGAATGGAACAAAAGCACCAGTATTTGTTGGAGATTTGGAAGAGTTTATAACATTCTTTGATAGAGAAGGTTTAGAACTTGCAGTATCAACTGAGGCAGGATTTACTAAGAACGCTACTTATATTAGAGCAATAGAAAGATTTGATGCTAAAAAAGTTGATAAAGAAGCAATGAAATATCTTGAAATAGAAACTGCTTAATAGGTGATTGATATGGCAGATATTTTAACTTTGGAAGAAGCTAAAAATTATCTAAGAATTGATTACAATGAAGATGATACATTGTTGCAATCTTTAATGATTGCAGCAATAGATTATCTTAGAGATGCAATAAATGACTTTGATAAAAAAGTAACAAAAGAAAAGTTTATTAAAAGGTCTAAAATTCTAGCTTGTGTACTTGTGCAAGATTGGTATGATAACAGAGAACAAAAGGAAAGTAAAGACCTTAGTTATACAGCTAGAAGTTTATTAACTCAGTTGCAAGTGGGTGATAACTTTGAATGATATAACTAAGAGATTAAGACACTTTATTGATGTCTATACTATGATAGACACAATTAATGAACTTGGAGAAAATGATAAAAAGCCAGAGTTATTTAAAAAAGCATACTGTGAAATAGTACCTCTTAGTTCAAGTGAAAAGAATGGAGAAGCTGGAACAGAAGAAAATCAACATCAATTCAAATTCATATTTAGAGTAAAATCAGTTCCTGGAATAAAAAAGGACTGGTTTTTTATTTATGAGGGATTGAAGTATGAAGTTATTTATTTCAACAGAGATTTTAAAGATAATCAGTTCATAGAAGTTTTTTGTGTAAGAAAAGAGGAGTGAAAATGGGAGTTTTTTCAACAAATGATTTAGAAGATCTTGAAAAAGAAGTATTAAGACTTGCTAAAAAATACCCAAAAGAAGCTAAAAAATTCTTACAAAAACAAGGAAATAAGTTAAAAGCTAAGGCTAAAAAGAAAGCAAAATCTAAGGTAAAAGTAAAAAAAGGTAACTATTTGAAAGGTTTTAAAAGAGGGAAAGTTTATAAATATAAAGGTGAAGAAGATACAGTTAGAGTTTATAACTCAATGCCTCATGCTCATTTAATAGAGAATGGGCATATCATAAAAGATAAAACTGGTAAAGAACATGGTTTTAAAAAAGGAGAGCATATTTTAGAAGATTCACAGAAAGAGTTTCAAGATGAATTTTTACAAGCAGCAGATGGTTTTATAGATGAAGTTATTAAAAATGGAGGTTTCTAATGATTAAATTAAGTCAGATACTAAAAGCTGTTAATGTAAAACTTAAAGAAACATTTCCTAAAATAGAAATTGATAGTAAAGACTTAGGAGAAAAGTTTAATAGACCGAGTTTTAGAATAGAATTGGATGGTCTTAAAACAAGTGCTTTTATGACTACTTTTAAGGAAAGAAACTTTACAATCAGAATTTATTTTTTTACTACTTTACCTGGTAAAGGAAGAGAAGAAAGATTAAAAATATCTGATGAAATTGAAAATGCTTTCTTAGGTACATTGTGGATAAATGAAACTTTTGCTATTCCTGTTGATGAAATAGAGTTTGAAGAAACTGAAGATGGAGTATTAATAGCAAGTTTTGATAGTTTAAGTATGGAAGAGATAGAAAATGATATAGATGGCGAAATGATGGAAGAATTAGAGTATCATTTTGATAAGAAATAGGAGGTCAATAAATGGGATTACCTAAAATAGAAATTATTTTTAAGCAATTAGCAGTTACAGCTGTTAAAAGAAGTCAATTAGGTATAGTTGGATTAATAGTAAAAGAATCTACTAAACAATGGGATAGAAAGGTATACAAAGATATTACCGATATAAAAAGTGATGATTATTCTGCTGAAGTATTACCATTGATTAAAGATAGTTTTGAATACACTCCAAATAAAGTGGTTGTATTCAATGTTAAAGATGGAACATTATCTGACACATTAAAAAAAGTTGCACAAGAAAGAATTAACTGGCTAGGGTTAGCTTATGATGGGAAAGATGGAGATACTGCAACTCTTGTTTCTTGGATAAAGTCAGTAAGAAAAGCAGGTAAAACTTATAAAGCTGTTGTATTTAAAGCTACTAAGCCAGATAACAAAGGCATAGTAAACTTAATGAATGACAAGGTTACATTTGTAGATAATAGAGGAGAAGTTGAAGGTTGGCAATATATACCAACAATCTTAGGAATGTTAGCAGGGTTGCCAATGACTAGATCTGCTACTAGCTTTTTATGTGGGAATTTAAAGGAAGTTTCTATATTTGATGAAATAGATGATGTTATTGATAAAGGTGGTTTCTGTTTGTATAAAGATGAAGGAGATATAAGAGTTGCAAGAGCATGTACATCTTTAGAAGAAATTACACAAGATGAAACTGAAGATATGAAAGACATTATCATAATTGAATCTATGGACTTAATGAGAGATGATATTTACTCAACATTCAAGAAATGGATAGGTAAGTATAAAAACAAATATGATAATCAAGTTTTATTCTTTACTGCAATTAATGCTTATTTCAAAGAATTAGAGAAAGAGGATATTTTGGATAAAGAATATGATAACTATTCAGAAGTTGATGTTGAAGCACAAAGATTAGCATGGCTTGGAGTAGGTAAAAAAGAAGTGGAAGAATGGGATGATGAAAAAGTTAAAAAGACTGCATTTAAGAAAAAAGTATTTATGAAAGCTAAAATTAAGATATTAAATGCTGTTGAAGACTTTAAATTTACAATTAATATGTTCTAAAAGGAGGACAGGTAGATGGCTAATAAAATGGATAAAAATAAAATTTTAAGAGGTTCATTTGGAGCTGTATGGCTAGATGGAGAAGAATTAGGTTCTGTAAAATCTTTTGAGGCTAAGGTTACATTAGAATATGAAGATGTAGATATTATGGGGGAACTAGGAAAGTCAAAAAGATATATGGGCTTTACTGGTGAGGGAACTATGACATTACATAAGATAGACTCTACTATTGGAAAGTTACTGGCTGATGGTATAAGAAATGGTAATATGCCAGATTTTAAAATAGTTGCAAAACTAGATGACCCAACAGCTTATGGGGCAGAAAGAGTTGAATTAACAGGTGTTACAATTAGTGAATTAATGGCATTAAAATTTGAAAATAAAGCATTAAGAGAGGAAGAAGTTCCTTTTAGTTTTTCACATTTTAGATATATAGATATGATATAAGGAGGATATAAAAATGGCTAAAAATATAACTTTGGAAATATTAATTGCAAAAAAACAACAATCAGAAAATGATAAGATGAAAGTGGTACTATTCAATTCAGAAGTATTAGGTGGAACAATAGAAGTTGTAAAACATAGAGCAAGAGATGTAATAAAAATTATGGATAGTTCACAAGAAAAAACAACAGAAGCAGCTTACAATGCTAACTGTAAATTAATCTATAAACATTGTCCTATTTTACATGATAAAGAATTGCAAAAAACTTATGAAGTAGCACAACCTTATGAAATTGTAATACCTGTATTTGATGAAAATTTAGGAGAAATAAATAAGCTATCTAACTTCATTTTAAATCTTTATGGATTAGGTGAAGAATCTGATAAAGCTAGTAAAGTCTTAGAAGAAGATATTGAAGATATAAAAAACTAATATTAGAGGATACCGATATGGCATTCCTCTCTTTTTATATTTTAAAAGGCTTTTCTATAAAATACCTGTTAAATTTATCATATGAAGAAAAGTTATTTATGATAGCAACAATGGAGCTTGAAATTGAAAGAATGAATAAATCAGGTACTTAGTATAAAAAGCTAAGTACCTTTTTATCTTTTAAGAAAGGAGGTTTAAATGGCAAAAACTATTGGTGTATTACTAAGTTTAAAAGACCAGTTTACAACACCATTACAGAAAGCAACTAAGAGTGTAAAGACTATGGATAGACAACTTGAAAAAGCTGGAAACCAAATAAAAGCTTTTGGTAATAGAGTAAAAGCAGGTATGAAGTCTGTAGCAAAATGGGCAGCAATTGGATTTGGAGCATTAACTGCTGCAGCTGGAGTATTTATAAAACAGTCTATAGATGCTGCAAAAGATAAGTTAAAAGCTGATAAGTTGCTTGAAACTAACTTGATGAAGCAAGCTAATTTTAAAAAAGAACATATACAGATGTTAAAGGATGAAGCTAGTGCATTACAAGATGTTGGAGTAGTTGGAGATGATGTTGCTGTAGCTGGTGCAGGACAATTAGCTATCTATAAATTAAAAGCAGAGCAAATAAAAACTATACTACCTGTCATTGATGATATGGTTGCTAAAGAAAAAGGTTTTAATGGGACACAAGAAGATGCTATTGCTATGGCTGATGTATTTGGTAAGGCTGTAGAAGGGAAAACAAAAGGACTTGTAAAATATGGAGTATCTTTAACTGATGCAGAAGAAAAATTATTTAAAACTATGAAGCGAGAACAAAGAGCAGAGTTTTTAAATAAGAAATTAACAGCTGCTATTGGTGGAACTAACAAGGCTTTAAGAGAAACAGATGAAGGTAAAATTGTAGCAGCAAAAGGTGCTTGGGGAGATATGCAAGCAGAACTTGGTAAAAAATTAATGCCAAAATTAGGTGCTATTGCTGAGTGGTTTCATAGTAAGATACCAGCTATTCAAAATTTTATTTTAGGAATTGCTGATAAAATTCAAGAATTAGTTATAAAAGCAGAACCTTATATAACACAAATTAAGGATATGTTTGGAAAAATATTTGAAAAGGTGAAGCCAGCACTGGAAGAAACTTGGAAAATATTATCAGATGCTGGAACTGTTGCAATAGATATAGCACAAGATATAATAAATAATTGGGATAGAATAAGTCCTGTTGTTTATACACTTGTTGGAGCAATAACTGCATATAATATTGCAACAACAATAAGAAATAACAAGGAGTTAATTTATGCAGGAATTATAAAAACTAAAATGGCTTTAGATACTGCACAAGCAATCCTTACTGGACAATTAACAATAAAACAATGGGCTTTAAATGCTGCGATGAATGCCAATCCAATAGGTTTAGTAGTTACTGCTATTGCTTTATTGGTTGGTGGTATATGGTTACTATGTAAAAATTGGGATTTAGTAAAGAAAAAAGTAGTGGAATTTTGGGCAAGATTAGAAAATAATCCTCTTGGAAAAATGTTCAAATGGTTTTTAAGATTAACATTTCCTATCATACTTTTAATTGAAAATTTTTCTACAATTAAAGAAAAAGTAATAGGATTTTGTAAGACTTTAAAAGATGTATTTTTAAAAGTTTGGGATGCAGTTGTAGGTGCTTGGAATTATGCGAAAGAAGTTATAAGTGGTGTTTGTGATGTATTGGTTGGAATATTTATGCCAATATGGGAAGCAGTATCAAATGGGTTTAATATAGCCAAAGATATTATTTTAGGTGTATGTGATGTTTTAGGTGGAATATTCTTAGAAATTTGGAATGGTGCTATTAATGCTTGGAACTTTATGAAAGACACAATTTCTGATTTATGTGATACTATAACCAATGTATTTTTAAAGGCTTGGGATGGAATAATGAAAGCATTAGATGCTGTATTACATCCTATTGAAACAGCTAAAAATGCTTTTGGTAAACTTATAGATAAGTTGAAATTTTGGAATAATACAAAAGCAGAAGACAAGACTATAAATATAACTGAAAGCACTAAAAAGACTAGTGAAACAGTTGGTGGAGCAAATAAGACAGGAGTAGCAACAACTACTATAAAAAATCCTAGACATGCTTTGGGGACTGCATACTTTAAAGGTGGAGTAACTGGAATAAACGAAGGTGGAAGAGATGAAACTGCTATCTTACCAGCTGGAACTCAAATTCTAAGTCATGAAGAAGGTAAATCACTTCAAAAGAATAATACTGAAAAACAAGTTATTATAAAAGAATTTGAAAGTAAGAAAAGTTCAGATAAAAAGATAGAGTTACATATTCATATTGAAGGTAATTTTATAGGAGAAAAGGAGCATATGGAAAAATATGGAGAATATACAGCAAGTAAAATTTTAGCAGCTTTAAATAATATGTAGGATAGGAGATAAGAAAATGAATATAATTTTTATAGTTGAAGATAATGGAGTACAACAAGAAATGGTAAATATTCCAGTAGTTCAAAATATAGAGCCAGTAAACTGTGAAACAGAAGATGAAGAATTTACAACTATTAATGGGAAAAAATTAAATTTAATTGGTGGTAAAGGACTTAGAAACTTTTCATTTTCTTCTTTTTTTCCTAGTAAATTATATAGTTTTGTAAGTTTTTTAAATTATAAAAAGCCTAAATATTATATTGATTTTTTTGAAAAGTATAGAGATGCAAGAGTACCTTTAAGAATTATTATAGTTGATAAGTACAGAGTAGTCTTAAATATGCTATGTAGATATAATTTTACTTATTCTTTTAGAGATAAGGCTGGAGATGTTCCATATACTTTGGATATAAAAGAATATATTTTACCTGGTGAGGCTGATAATAATGTATAAGACAATAGTAAAAGAAATAGATGTAACTAATTACATAAGAGATTTAACATGGAGAGATAGTATTGACACATTAGGAGTTGAGGTAAGTTTTGAACTTGCAGTAAATAAGTTTGATAAAAATTTATCTTTTCTCTATGATATTACTTTGGGTGATCCAGTTCAAATAATCAATGACAAAGGAGAAACATTAGTACAAGCTATTATAGTATCAGAAAACCCTAATGGAAAGACTACATCATTTAATGCTTATGATATGGCTTGGTATTTGAATAAATCAACTGTGATAAAACAATTTAAAAAGATGGTAGGGAATGACTGTATTAAGTCCTTATGCAGTGAAATTGGAATAAAAGTTGAAGTAAGTGGATTAGATACTAAGATAGATAAAATTTACAAGGATAAGACTATCTCAGGCGTTATTTATGACATCATAGAACAATGTTCACAATTCAATTCTAAAAAATTTTTTATTGAGTATGATAAAGGTACTCTAAAAGTAGGACCATTCAAAAAGATAAAAGTTACTGGACAATATGAAATGCACAAAAATACTTTTATAGATGTAGCAAAAAATATTGGAGAGGTTTCACTTAGTAGGTCAATAGTTGATATGAAAAATTCAATCCTGGTTATAACACAAAATAAAAAAGCAGTTAGAACAGTAGGAAAAGAGCAAGATAATGAAAGTATTAAAAAGTATGGTATGTTACAGGAAGTGGTAACACTAGATGAAAAGGAACATAAAAAAGCTAAACTTGTTGCAAAAAATGAGTTAAAAAAATTAAATAAAATTACAGAAGACTTTTCTATTGATGTCTTAGGTGATGATAAGGTTAAGAGTGGTAGAGTCATTGATATAGATATACCACTTTTTAATTTAAAAGGTGAGTATCTAATAAAAGAAAGTTCTCACAGTGTACAGAATGGAATCCACAGAATAAATTTAAAATTGGAGGTGTTTAATGAGTGAGTGAAAACAAAAAATCTTGGGATATAGCAGTAGCAGAGAAGTTCAAGGAAAGAGAAAATCCAAGTCCAATAGGTGCTGTTTTAGGTAAGATTTTAAAGCCTCTCCCTGACATCTCTATTGAACTTTTAAATGGTTATGGTGTTATTGATAGTGATAAAATTTATTTATCTAATGCAATAACTAATAGATTGGCTATTGAATGTACTATGAAAGAATTTGAAAGTCAAGGTAATAAATCAACTACTTGCAAAATTAATAATTTAAACACAGATGGAGCAGGTAGTGATAGTAACGGAGATACTAATTTAAGTTTATCAGGACATAGTGGTACTTATGCTGATAGTTCAAGCGAAAAAGATAACAAAGATAAAGGTAAATTTATATTACAGACTGTATTCCATTTAAAAAAAGATATGTTTGTGTTAGTTATACCCAATTTTGAAGAGGACAAATTTTTTATTGTAGATGTATTTAATTATGCACCAGAGGTGAGTTTAGAATGGGAATATTACCAAAAATAGATTTTGTTGATTACTCTAAACAAGACATAACTAATGGTAAAAACAATAATGGTAAAACATTTTTAATAGACTTTCAGAAAAAGAAATTATTAAAAAGTAATGGACAATTAATAAAAACAGATGATGAAAGAGCTGTTAGAATGTGGATTGAAAAGGTACTTTTAACTGAAAAATATAAATGGAATATTTATAAATATAATGGACCTAATCAATATGGGATGAAATATAAGGCTATGTTACTTAGTCAAAGATTTCCTACACCTGTTTTATATAGTGAGTTTGAGAGAGAATTAACAGAAACAATTAAGAAAAATAAACAGATAATAGAAATTAGAAATATTGATATAAAGTTAGAAAAACATACCTTGAAAACAAAATTTGAAGTAGTGTTAAAAGACTTCAAAACATTTGAATGGGAGGGGTATCTATGATAATAAAAAAAGAATGGAAAGAAATTTTAAAAAATATGCTTGCTAATGTTAATGATGAATATGATAAGACAGAAGGAGGCTTATTTTTTGATAACTTAGCACCTGTAAGTATAGAAATAGAAGAGATAAGAAAAACCTTAGAATATATATTTTTAAATTCTTTTGCAGAAACAGCAGAAGGTGAGTATTTAGATAATATATGTAAAGAGGTAGGAGTATTTAGAAGAAAAGCAACTAAATCAAAAGGTACTGTAATTATAAAAGGAGTACCAGGAACAGTAATAGAAGTTAATACCAAAGTTGCAAGTGACACATATATTTATTTAACTACACAAGAAAAAATAATATCTACTGCTGGAAGTGTTGAAGTACCTATTGAAAGTGAAAAGTATGGAAAAATATATAATATTCCAAAAGGAACTATTACAAATTTTCCTGTAACTATTCCAGGATTAAATGAAGTGATAAATAATTCTGAAACTGTTGATGGATATGATGGAGAGACAGATGATGAATTAAGAGAAAGATATTATTTTAAGGTTAGAGAGCCAGTAACATCTGGTAATATTTATCATTATAAAAAATGGGCTTTTGAAGTTGAAGGAGTAGGAGGAGTTAAAGTTTTTCCATTATGGAATGGAAATGGTACTGTAAAGGTAGTTGTAGTAAACAGTGATATTCATGAAGCTGATGAAACTTTACTAAAAAGAGTAAGGGATTATTTAGAAGAAGTTAGACCAATAGGGGCTACTGTTACAGTAAAAAGTGCAATAGGTAAAGCTATATCAATTTCAGGTACTGTTAAGATTTCTAAAAATATAAAATTTGATGAAGTAAAGACAGAGTTTGAAACAAAAGTAAAAGAACATTTTAGAAAAGTAGGATTTAAACAGGATTATGTGAGTTATGCACAATTAGGAAATATCTTATTAAATATTCCTGGTGTAAATGACTATGATGATTTAAAGATAAATAATGCAACTTTAAATGTACAGTTAGCAGCTGAGGAGATTCCAAAATTAACAACAATCACTTTACAAAAAGAGGTGATATAGTTGGAAGCTAAAAGACTAATGAGGCATATGCCAAAGTATTATAGAGGTATTTTAGAAATAACTTTATTACAAAAAGTAATAGAAAAAGAATTAGATACAGTTGATTTAATCTCAAAAGATGTATTAAATCAATTTTTTATTTATACTGCTACATGGTCCTTACCAATTTGGGAAAGAATATTTGGTTTAAGTGTTGGAGATAAAACAAGCAATATTGAAGAAAGAAGAGAGAATTTAATTTCTAAGTTAAGAAGTTATGGAACTACTACAAAAGAGATGATAGCAAGAGTTGCCAAGACTTTTACAAATGGAGAAATTGAGGTTGTAGAAGATAATTCAAACTATGCTTTTAAAATACTATTTACCTCTATTGTTGGAATACCTAAAAATATTGAAAACTTTAAGGCAGTAATAGAAGTTATAAAACCTGCACATTTGAATTTTAGTATTGAGTTTAGATATAACACACATAACCAGGTAGCTTATTTATTGCATAATTCTTTAAAATTAAAAACTCACAAACAAATTTATGACACTAGATTATATGAAGATAGTGCAGTGGTAGGTAAGTATCATAAACAGAATGAAGTAGGAAATTTAAAAAATAATGAGTTAAAAACTAAAACACATAAAAATATCTATGATGAAAGGAGATAAATAAAATGGCAAAGTATACTGAAAATATAAGATTAGCACAACCAGAAGGAAGCGATTATTATGATATTGAAGTATTTAATCACAATTCAGAATTGATAGATAAAAAAATAGGTGAAATGGATAATAGCTTATCTACAATAAAAGAAGGAGCAACAAGAGAAAAGGCTGGTATAGTACAGCTTGGAACAGAAGAAGGAAAAGCATTAGAGGGAATGATGTTAGCAAGATTAGCAGGAGCTTATGGATATGGTGGTGATATACAAGATGAGGGTGTAAAAAATCCTAATTATATTTACTATGATAGAAATACTAGAAAGATGTATAAATGTTTAAAACAAAACCAAGATATTTCTGCAAATGTTGCTAATTTTGTTCCACTGGATAACAACTCACTTCTTGAGAGATTGGAAAATCTAATCACAATAGAATCTTATCAAAACTGGAATATTGGAAATGGCTTAATATCTAGTTCAGCAAAAGTCTATAAACTTAGAGAGTTGAAATTTGTACATATATCTTTTACAACAGATAAGGTTTTAACTAAATTTAATTTTAAATTCCCCGTTACTTTTAAAGAGCCTCCTTATGTATCCTATACAGATAATGGAGGAGGAGCTACACTTGGAGTACCTTTTGGTATAGATTGGGCTACAACTACTGGTGTTTTACTTTCGGAAGTTCAATCTGCGACAATGCTTGTTGTAGGTATTTAATTAGCAGCTATATAAGCTATTGTTGTTTGCAGATTTCTAACTGTTATCCCTGCATTATTATGGGTGTAAAAATTCCCATTTGGCTCTAATCTAAGCCAATGATAGTCCATCTTAACTCCACCTGTACTTGCAACAGCAGATAAATATTCAATGCTTTTTGGTCTAAATTCTGCTGGCAGAGGAGTCGCTGGCATAACTATATCTTTGTTTGCAACTCTAGCAAATTTAATTTCTAATATGCAAATATTCATTATCTTTAGCACACTGTAATGAATATACATATCTGAATTTACATCTTCTGTATTGTGATAGCTATAAGTTTTAACATTGTATAGATTTTCCATAGTGGAAAATCTAATCAAAGTTATAGAAGTAGATACTTCTAATTTTACAATTGTAATAAACTATCATGTTGATACAAACACAATAATTGGTGGTTATTTGTTAGTAAAGTCAAACTTTAGAGTCAGAACAGGTGGTTTTATACATGCTTTAGGAAATATTTTAACTTTAAATGGCTCTTTTCTAACATATACCATAGGAAATGATAGAGGTAAATATTTTTACCAACCACATAAAATTTCAGTAAAAAATGGAAACATAGTCTCAAATGTAGCTGATTTCAATATTTTTACAACTAGAGTTTTTTATGAATAAAATTTAAGCGATTTTTATCCAATTAGAAAAAGAACTTCCAGCCCCAGTAATAGCTCTATAAAAAATCTTACCTTTGAAACTATAAAGAATTTGCTGACAATAGCTGTTGACATCATTTAGAGCAAATACTTGTAAATAAAATGCTTTATCGCTGTACCCATTTATCTCGGAAGGTAATCCTGATATATTATTTCCCCATGATGGAGATATATAGTATCCAGACTCTTTTATATTATCTAAGTTAACATTTGAAATTACTGTAAAACTAATTTTAGATTTATTTTCTTTTAATGTATTTAGATTTTCCACTATGGAAAATCTAATCACAATAGAATCTTATCAAAACTGGAATATTGGAAATGGCTT